GTCGAAGAGCGCGCATCCGTTTTCCACAGGGGTCACAGTACCTTTTTCCACAGGGGAAATGTGAAACCACCCTCGAGTTTTCCACAGGGGCGAGGGGAACAGCAGCGCATCGGGATGGTGATGATGAGCCCGGCGAGAAACGAAGCGAGCGTGTTCGATCGCGCAAACAGATTTCAAAAAAATTACTAACCGTATTGGCGCCTGTATAGGGATCGAGTACGCAGAAGGCTTCGCTTCTGCCGGGCTGGTTTTGTGTAGGGGATTGTGTGGTTCTTTACCCCGCGCTTCCTCACAGAACTTTCTTGAAGATTGTTGCTTTGGAGTAACCTGTCACGCCTTTAGTCATCATCTCGAGGAAGTCCTCACGGGTGAAGTCAGAGAGTCTGAACACCTCTTCGTTGGTCATGCCGAGCTGCTTACTGATCTCAGGCACGGTCTTGCCCTCGTCAAGTAATCCTTGAACAATGCTCTTCATCGGTCCTAGTACGTGCGTCCCTCTGGCACGATTATGGGTAATAGTTCCATAGATGTCCGCGGAATCGTCTCCGTGATGGTCGACTATTACCACAGGCACTTTCCCGTTGAGCTTTGATTTCAGCGGTTCCTGCCCGGAAACAGTCCATCTATGGAACCCGTCTATGATTGTATAGTCAGGCCGGCAGACTATAGGAAGTGTCCAGCCATTGGTAAGGATGGATTGTACCAGGAGTTTCATGTTTTCCTCAGAAACTATGTTAGGGTTATAGCCGTTTGCATGGAGCAGCTCTCTGTCAACCCACTGCAAAGAGGCGAGCGGTGCGAACAAAAAATTTTCATCCATCGATATTCACCTCCTTTCGTGGCGCAGTCTGACGGCTGTACTTCACATAGTCGGTGAATATATCGGTGTAGATCGCTCGCAGCGTCCGCTTCTTCGGATCTCCGGCCCTCATGCCCTCGTACATTTTCTTGTAATGACGCTGGGTCATGAAGGAGTAGCCCTTCACGTATAACTGCTTATACGCCTTGGCCACGTCCTGCCGGGCTTTGGTGGTGAAATAGTTCTCCGGATGATCGAAGAGCATTTCCTTGCACAGCGCCCGATAGTCTTTCGGATCATCGTTCTTTTCCAGCTTTGCTCTCTTCCGGGTGGATCTGTGGAACATCTCCGAGTCCCAGTAGAGCAGGGCAAGGTAGGCGTTCGGCTCCCGCTTCTGGATCCTGTCCCAGAGCTCCGGGTCAGTTTCCGCGACCCACCGCAGACCCGCGATGGATTCAGCGCCGAAGAAATTGCATAGCCGCAGCTGGTGCTTGTTGACGCCCACTCTATAAAGATCGATATACGACTGCGGGAAGTGCAGCTTGTGTTCCTTGATGTACAGCCACACGTCACTGTCGTGCCAGTCGTAAATCGGATAAATAAGATTGTTGCCGGTCGTATTCCCGGCGGTCATGTTCACGGTGGCCAGGTATTTCAGCCGCTGAACACTCTCGCAGGCTCTCACGCCGACCATCATCAGGCCGTCCTTCGATACCTTCGGGAGGAAGGTCTGGTAATTCATCTGCCCCGCGTACTCAAGCGCGGGGTCGCGGAGGATCGCGAAAGGCGGCGCCTGTCTCATCCAGACGTCTTCCTTCCCGGGCTCCCATGTGATCCAGCTCTCGTCATCCTGCAGCTGGTGCAGCATGGAGACCTGTTTCACAGGCAGGCAATACCACCGGTATTCCGCGCCCATCCGGAGAAAACGCTTTCGCCATTCCTCTGTCATCTCCAGCATGGAAGGGTAGATCGATTCCTCATCGATGAAGCACACCGTCAGCTGATGCAGATCGATCTTTCCGGCCATGGCCAGTTCCCAGATCATTCCGCACAGGCAGAGGGTGTCTTTTCCTCCGGAGAAAGCCAGGTAGACTTTCACGCCGTTGGAGAATGTATTGATAATACGCTGTTGAGCCGCTTCCACTACGTTCATTTTGCCGGTGACTTTCATGATGGCCATGATCGTCACCTCACACCCAGATCTTCTCGCCGCATTTCGGGCACTGGATGAAGCGTTTCGGCAATGGTTCCGGTTGGCCCTCAGAGGGCGATACAGGCGCCGGCTGCGCAGGCTTAATTTCCTCCGCGCTCGCGGCGTGCTCCTTCTCCTGGGCGGCATAGCGTTCCGCTGTGGTGGCAATCTGCTGCTTGGTCGTGTCGGTAATCGTACCGTAACCGCTCAGCATCTCATCCACGTCACCCAGGTCCGCGGTGATCGTTTCCAGAAGCTCCAGGTCATATCCGGGGATCTCCAGATCATCGCCCAGGTCGCGGAGGAATTCCTCGAAGACGTCCATGTCATCGACGCCCAGGCTGTAGATCTTGTTATCCGCGAGCATCAGCTTCTTTTTCTCGTTCGCGGACAATCCCTTCATCACGTACACATCCGCTTCGGTCTCGCCTTTGGCCATGAGAGCCGCATACAGGCCGTTGCCCGCCAGGATCGTGTTGTCCTCGTCTACCACAATCGGGCGTATCTGTCCGAAGGCGTCAAGGCTCCGCACGAACTCTTTGACCTGCTTCTCCGAATGGATCCTGACATTTTTCTCCGGGCTCTTCAGTGCGGAGAGCTTCATCCTGGTCACTTTCATTTGCCTGTCACCGCCTTTTTCTTCTCAATGCGGTTCCAGACATAAGCGACAATGAACATGGCGAAGACGAACCAGACGCGCACGTTCTGATTCAGCGTCCATACGCCCATTACGCCCATGGGGATCATCAGCTGCCATCCGGCGACGGCCGCGATGTCGATGACCACGCCGATCTTCTTCCCGAAATTGATCATGGCGCCGTACAGGAAGGAGGACAGAGACGATATAGCGATCAGCGATACCATGATGCCTTTCAGCAGCGCGGTCGCCGGTGTATAGGTTGTCATCGCGCCGGCGAGAACAAACAGCAGATAGAAGCCGAACAGCAGCCCGCCCATGATGAACGGCCGCTTCATATCGACCTTCTTGGTTTCGTCCTCGTTCGCGTCGTTATAATCCAGCAGCTCCCAGAATGTGGGATACATGAACGCGCCCCAGATCAGCGCGAAGCCGATCCACGCCCGGTTCTTCAGATGTTCCGGATTCAGCGCTGTGGAGATCCCGTGTACGCCGGTCGTGATGGCTGATATGACCACCAGGATAAACAGCAGCAGGTACACCAGGATCCAGCTCAGGTTGTCGCTGGCCACGTTTCGGAAGGTAGCCCGCTTCAGGTAGAAGATGATGAAGAATGCGCTCAGGCCGTACACGATAACGTAGCTCATCGTTGGCCCGATGACGGTGGGCGACAGCATCTCAAAGATTCCGTTCATATTGACCCAGATCTGGAAGATGCACATCAGCCCCAGGATAATCTGCATCGGTTTCGATGCAGCCACGGCCCGGAGCTTTGGGAACCTCGGCGCGAGCAGGCCAAACACGATGCAGCTCAGCGTGTTGCCTATGCCCCACAGCAGCCAGGGAAAGATTCCCTCGTTCTGCGCCACCTGTGTCCCGACGATGAATGATCCGGACCCTGCCCATGTCGCGGCGATGCTCATGGTGTAGTAAAGTCTTGGGTTCTTTTTGAAACTCGCTCTCAACTTAGCGATCATGATTTTTTGCTCCTTTCAATCTCGACGCGCTTTAGGCGAAGTCGGCGCGAAATTGCCAAACTCGATGCAGGTCAGCACGTAAGGAGCTGTGTGCTGCCGCGTTCCTCCTTTCCACGAAAATAGGAGACCAGCGTTTGGGACTGGTCTCCCTGTCGGTTCAGAATTTTACAGCCTGCATGATATCATGGCCAGAATGAACATGTCGAACATTCCGAACAAATTTCAAACTTTTTGTTCGGAATTTCAGATTTTTTACTTGATTTTCAGCTGCCCGAAATCAAGAAAAAGACCGGCAATCCTTGAAAACACTGGGTTTTCTAACTTGCCGGTAACTTTCTTATAACTTTCCTATAACTTTCACCGATGTTTGATTTCCCGGAAGCTCTTCACGATCGCGTCCCGGATATTGTTGGCCAGGCTCGTCTTCAGCAGATCGTATAACACCTTCGCCTGATCTTCTCCGAGCGTTTCATACGTGGTGTAGCGGTATTTGCACACCTGGCATTCCCGCCGGCGCCGTATGCCGTCTCTGGCGGTTCGGGTGTCAACGACAATATTTCTTGTCTTTCCGCACTTCGGACACCTCAGCGCCATGGATCATCCCTCCCGGTGCAGACTTCTCTCCGGATCAAATCCTTCCGGGTATCGCTCCTGCAGCTTCCGGATGTTGTGCTGCGCGATGCCGTTGAGCGTCACGCCCAGGGCCGACGCCAGCTCTGCCACATACCACAGCACGTCGCCGGCTTCATCAATCAACATTTCCTCAATTCGCCTGCCATCCTGGAAGCGGCTCTTCTTCACCAGGTCACAACATTCCCCGGCTTCACCCGCCAGACCCAGCATGGCGTTCAGCAGATGCTCATCCGGAGAGATGTCTTTCCGGCTCGTTCTGTTGGCCAGCTTCTGATACTCGTTCATATCCATGGCTTCTTCTTCCTCCTCTTCGCGGGTAACCATCACATATCCGATCGGTGCGGTCGGATCCACCGTGACATTGATTCCATCCACCCGATCCTTGTTGCAGCTCTCGTCTGGGATCAGGAAAGGCTTAACCTCGGCTTTCAGGGCGTTGTACACATCCTTGCTCATAACGATCCTGTTTGGCCTTACGTCGTTTAGTTCCTCAAAGTGCCTGACGCACTGTGAAATCTGGCTGTGGATGGATTCATTTGACATCAGCATCTTTTTCCTCCTCGCAGAGCTTAATCACTTCCTGCCAATCAATCCCGAGCGTGTCAGCGATCACTGCCGCGATCGGGATGGAAGGAACCTTCTTCCGGTTGATATAGCGCCACATGGTCACCTCTGACACCTTGGCTTTCCTGGCCAGCGTCCGGATGTCGATTCCCTTTTCCAAAGCTACAGTTTCCAGCGTTTCCCTTGCCATTATGCTTCATCCTCCATCTCAAACTTCATGTCGACAGGCATCATCGGAGTCATATTCAGAACGAACGTAAAACTCAAAGCCCGTGGATAAGGATTCGGTTTGGTCTTCAGCCCCTTCAGCCTGCGCCGGCGGTTCTTTTCTTCCCAGCGGATGGCCCGTCTGCGTTCCCGGTACCCGGTCACTTTTTCGGTAACCATGGGCTGCTGGATCTGGCCCTTCATAACCATATCCTGCAGAAGCTCGCTGCATTTCGCCCGGATAATAACCGGCGCGTTCTCCTTTTCCAGGTCTATCATTTTCTGGATCGTCGCCATGAGCTGCTTGGCCAAAAACTCAGCTTCTGCGGTCAGATGCGTTTCGATACCGGAACTGTATGACTCATACTTGGCTTTGTCCTCCTCAGATAGCTCTGGCACAAACTCAGCCGTTCCTATTGATGGCACAATGTACTCCGCGCCATCTTCTCTCTCGATATACAGCTGACCAGGTTCAATGATTCCTCCAGATTCATCAAACGGCGGCATTATTCTTTCACCTCCGAAAATTCTCCGCTGATCCAGACCGCCACCTTATGGAAACCGTTCTCGGTGGCCAGCCATTCCATGCTGGCGCCTTTGGCCATCTTTCCGAGCTTCGCGGTGTTCAGACTGCTGCCGGCGCGGATGTTCACCACGTCCGTCGTCCGGACCATCTTCTGCTGCGGTTTCGCAGCGTTTTCCGGTTTCTGCTGCGTTTTTGCAAACTGGTCATAGAACTTCTGGCCATAAGCGGCCCGCTTCTGCTTCGCGGCTTCTGTCTTGGTTGCCGGATTCTCATACTTCAGCATGATCACGTCCGATGCTTCACGGATGCTTTTCGCATTGCAGGCAGCTGCCCATGCCGTATGATAGTTTCCTCGCATTTCAGCAATCAGGTATTCCAGCTGCATCTGCAGATGCCCGACAGATCTGCCGGTTGACTTCGCATACTTCAGCAGCCCTTCCTTTCTGGTGTGAAAGCACCACTGCACCAGTCCGAAGGCAACACCGTCATGTGCAAAATCCACAGCGCCATTGTCGGCATCTTTGGCATAATTGGCGGTCTTGTTCTTCCCGGTGGCACACAGGGGATTGAGCGAGCTTTCGGCCATCAGGTTTCCCATGATGGCCGCGGTGCCCATTTCATTTTTTGTGCTGTTCAACAGATAATCCCAGATCATTTTCTCGTTCATCTGTTTTGGTTCCTTTCGGTAAGATGATTAATCCATTGTCCGTTCGAATTACTCTGTGTGTTTTACTAACATTCTTAATTATCTCATCCATAAATATTCTGTCATACTTTTTTTCAAGCTTCTCCAAATCCAGATGATTGAAAAAGTTTTTCCAATCTGTCTGAGCTTTTTCAATGCATTCCCTGCAAACATTAATCCTGACGTCAATCATATCCGGAGACGGAGCAAACCAGCCGGGCTCCATCAGAAGCTTTTTCCTTTCACAGAAGAAGCATAATCCACTCATGGTATTTTCTTCTCCCACTGGCACCACTTGCCACCACCTTCCTCAACATGGATTTTTCCATCTCTCATGTACACGCCAGGAATGAATTGATAGCCACCATGGTTTTTGCGGCTTGCTCCAAGCAAACATACAGAATCAGAAATCGCGTTGTCGACTTCGAGCGCGATGCCCATGAACCTGTTTTCGCTTCCAGGCTCTGGCAACAGATACGGTTCCTGTTCTGATTTGAGCTGCCTGAAGCTGTTTGGGCTGATCGTTATGGCTTCCGGCTCTCTTCCATAATCGTAAACGAACTCTTCAACCTGATCCCGGAGCCATTCTGTGAACTTCAAATCTTATACCCCTCCCTGATTGTAATAAGCCCCTTCTTCCTGGCATCATCCCAGATGGGATTCTCTCTGCACAATTCCCATGGAGTGTCGTAACCGTAATCTCTAAAATAATCATCACCATATTGATCGAAGATCCTTTCCAGATCGCCCAGGAAGATCACATGATCGTCTCCGCGTGTAGGCCCGTGACCAGTCATCTTAAGCACAGCGTCCAGTTGCTGCCGGCTGAGTCCTTTCATATACACATCACCGCCTGACCGCACACCGGGCAGTAATTGGCTACAGCGTTCTCAAACTCATCGTAGGAAATCCATTTCGCATTGCATTTCGGGCATTTCACAGGATGGCTCCGGAATTCAGCCCAATCGCTGCTGATCAGCAGCGGAACAGGTTTGTAATAATCAGGCTGTCTGTCGATCAGCTCTTGAAATGCGTCAGTTGTTTCCCGACACAATTCAGCTTCATACCTGAGTTTATCCGCATCAATCAGTCTCATTCTGATTTTTCCTCTCCTT